ACCAGCATATCTGGCAAACATTACCCAATCTCCTACTTTGCACCAAGGTTTATCGAATTTATCTTTATCTTGGTATGCTAAATCTCCCATTTTTAAAACATAACCACAAGTAGTGGCTATTCTTGCTTTATCTAATTGTTCTTGGGAAAATAAAATTCCACCTTTAGTTTTTTCCTTAGGTGTAAAGGGTAGTAATAAAATTCTATAACCAGATGGTTCTGGTAACTCATCTGCTACTTCTTTAATATTGTCGGGATCTAATCTTTTTACGTGAGACTCTTCGTCTTTATATTTTTGTTGGAGGGCGTCCCGGTGTTTTGGAATTTCCTCCTTTATCAATGTTGATAACGTTTCTGTCATTTAGCTCCTTGTCATCTTCTTTTAGCAGGTTAGAGATTTCCTGTATTATTATTTGATAGGCTTGTGCCTGTCCTACCATATACTTATATTTTTCCATACTGTCAACCCCGCCTGTAATCATTGCATCACCAATTTGTTGGAGGGTCGCATTTACTCTTTTTTTTAATTTATAAATTATATCTAAATCATCCATTATTTTTTCTTTTTCTTTTTTATCTTTTTAAGTTTAGTCGCATACTTAGCGGCCCATTTTTTTGCAATTGTAGGATGATTCTTCCAAAGATATTTTCTTTGCTTCTCTGATTTAAACGGCATTTTTCACCTTGTGCAACCATTTCAGATTGTTGTTAATAGTCTTGTTAATTGTTAACCTTTTTTAGCCATCTTTTTAAAAGTCTTAGCTAAATTGTATCTTTTAGATCCTGGAGGACAAGATGAACTACCAAACTTTTTACCAGTACAAGGTTTGTCTTTTCTCATACCTTTAGTAGCTTTCTGAATCCAATCACCATCTTTAGCTCCAACTCTTCCACCACCTCTTAAAGCAACACCCATACCTCTACCGCCTTTAACAGCGCCACCACCTCTGTATATACTTTTTCTAGTTCTCATTGGATTAGCTGATCGCGAGTTAAAAAATTCTGGCATTATCTTATTGCGACTCCGCCACCTCTTGTAGCTTTACCCATAGACTTAACTCTGCCACCTTTTTTGTAGCCTGCATTAAGTTCGTGGATAACTCTATTTTTTTCAGCACTTCTGTTTCTGTTCATCTTTTCAGAATCAATTCTTCCTAATTCTTCTGCAAGATTCATTCTTCCTGTGTTAGCCATATTATTACCTATTTATCTTTCCGCTTTTTTTAGCTGCACTTCCCCATTTACCATAAGACTCATCAGCTGAAGCTTTAAGTTGTGCTGCACTTCTAGGCTTTCTGACTCTCATTGCAATGGATTCATCTTTACGATCTGTGTATCCCTGCTTCGTAGCAGAACCACCATTCGCTTTTTTAGCGTATGGAAATCTGACGTTTGATCTTACTCCATTTTGTCTCATTTTTTTCCTCCATTTCGAAATATTTGAGTTCCCTTTATACCATATATTGACGCGACTACAAGTATCCAAAGATTGGTGAACCAACTCGGAAGTGCCGCGAAATGCTCGAAGAAGATATTTATCTTCGTCATCGCCGCCGGATCGTCACTTATAACCCCATATGCCAAAATTGCTATGGGCGCGCTGAGAATTATCAAAACTGCCTCGTCCTTCCAGTCGGACTGACGGGCCTCTAATAATTTTCCCTGGTATTGTTCTTCACCTCGGGCCATTTTAGATGCGTGCATATGTTGTGCATCAGCCATAGCCATCTTTGTTTCCTGGCGCTTCTTAAATATGTGCGTGCCAGCTTGCAAAGCAATCTTTGCTAAACCAAACCAAGCCATATGTTAGTACCAGGTTGCTTTAACCGGTTTTTTGTCAGCACGCATTCTTTTTGTGCCTCTGACAACAACCGTTTGAGATTCTTCGATGTTAGGAACTTCTTTTGTAATATTAACGCCACCAGTTTGGTAGCCGTCTTTACCAACGCCTAATTCTTTTTCAATTTTAGGGTCTTTATTCATAAAAGTTTGTCCTCTTTGCCAATCTTTTCCCATAGTTTACTCCTTGTGTTAATTATACCTATTTTTTTGTAAAATTTCTACCAAAATCGTGTTTTTTACTTTGGTCTGCCATTTGTTGTTTAGCAATTGACACTCCTGCACGCAATCCAGCTAAGTCTTCGTTCTGTTCTAGCTTTTCATCGTGTTGTTCGTCATTCATCATAGCTCTCATCGTGTCTAAATCAAGTCTAGACTCATTATTAGAAGCTCTATCTTGATCTGCTTTAGCTTTTAAGTCTAATTCTCTTGATTTTAGTTTTAATAATGGATCACCACCTACTTCACTACTAATTTTGTCTTCTTCTTTAGCATAGTCCATCATCATTTCAGCAATTAACTTAGCTTTTCTAGCTTCAATTTGAGAAGTTATTTGTTGAATACGTTGTTGCATCTGCATTGCTTGTGGATTTTGCATCATTTGTTTTTGCGCTTGTGGGTTTTGCATCATTGGTTGTAATTGTTGTTGAATCATTTGCATTTCTTTCATCTCTTCAACAAATTCTAACTGAACTTGTTCTTGAGCCATTATAGAAATGTGTTCTAAAATGTTTTTTTGTAAAGCTCCTGACGCCATTGGATTATTTTGTACCATAGAGATAGACATAAAACTCAAGTGAGCGTCAATGTGTGCTTTATGGTCTTGACCCGGAAAAGCTTGAAACGGTTTTCCACTAAGAGCTAAAATATTTTCTAATGCAGGATCCATCGGCATTGGTTTTTCCGGCGGTGGTAAAATTGCATTTATATTTTTTACCCCCAGCGCATCATACATAGATCTATATGCTTGATATAGATTATGCATACGAGGATTTGATTGCGCCAGTTGTAATTGACTTTGCGCTAAAGATATTCTCTGTGTTTGAGAGAATATATTAGGATCAGCAACTGGTAGAATATCTATTCTATCATCAAAGTCTTGTACTTTAACTTCTCTACTCGCACCAACTACATCATAAGGATAGACTGGTGGTAGATAAGTTTTAAATACTTCTGCTAATAATTTGAATTCTTGTTTTAAGCCAACATATAATCTTTTATGAATAGCCGACATAACCCGCGATCCACGTTCCAATAGCGCCACTGTTGTACCGACGGCCGCTTGTTGGTTCATATCGCCCACTTGCATATCAGCGATGGCCGCGAAACGTTGAGCACCTTGAACGACAATACCCATTAACTGAAGTAAAGTTTGGTCAGGTCCTTTAAAAGGTAGAGTCATAAACTGATCTTTTATATTGCCTCCCGGAGCGTCGACATCTCTGAACTCACCAGGTTGTAATGGTTGTGCATCATCTCTAACTCTAATCCCTCTAGACTTAAATCCAGCTGGTAAGTTAGCTAAAGTTCCTGCATCTAGTAATTGTCTTAAAGCTGCTGTTGCAGTTCTAGTTAAACCACCAATCATATGAATTAAACCGAAACCATAAAACCCAGTTCCAGGTAAAAATTTAAATTGTACAAAATAATTTATTTTTTTTCTTAATTTTTCTTCTGGTCTGTAGTTTCTTCTGATTGATAAGATTTTTTGATTAGATTGCGCAACAGTTATAACATAAGGTAATTTAATTCCTGTTTCTTCGCCATCTGCGTCTCTATCTTCATAACCTTCTAAATCTAAATCAGTATGAATTTCATAAAGTGTATATTGGTCTTCTTGACCATCTTTAGCAATTCCTTCTAGACGTAATTCTGTTTCTTTTAATTGATTTTCAATAACAGGTGGGTCCCCTAATTCTATATCGCTATAAAAACCTGAAACTTGTTGTTTTCTTAATTCATTTTCTGAAATTTTAATTACTTGTATAACTGCTTCTGCATCTTCCAAAGAATTTGCAGAATAAGGTACAATTAAATCATCTGCGGGAACAAATTTTGAAACGGCTCTGCCTAAAAGAGCATCGTAGTAGACTTTCTTAAAAGTTGAGCCGCTTAGAGGGAGGTAAAATAACATTTGGTCAAATTCTGGTTCATATTCTTTCATCTGATCCATAATTTGCCAGTTCATAAAATCTTTAACACGTTTAGCTTGGTCTTCTTTTTGAACTGTAGAGTTTCCTAAAATTTGAGTTCTTACTGGTCCATCAGCCGGGAGTAATTCTTTATAAGCCTGCGCTTGAAATTGCGTAACTGCTTCCGCAAGAACCGGGTGATTGACACCAGAAGCCCCCCTAAAGGGTTGTGTTCTTCTTTCATATTTAAATCCTAAAAGTTCTAATCCGTTTCTATAAGTGTCTTCCCAATCACCTCTAGATTCTTTGTATTCTGTATATTGGTCGTAAAGTTTATTTCCTAAGGGATCTAAAACCCCGTCTCCTAAAAATTCTGCTAAGTTTTCAAAATGGTCTTCACCACCTTCTTCAGTTACAACTTTTGGATCGAATGCGATTTCAGCACCACCTTCTTCATCCATCGTAACTTCAATGTTTCCTTGTTTATCTTTCTGTTCTACAATTTCTTCTTTAGTCTCTACTAATTCTTCTTCCGATGGTACTTTTACCACCGTCTCTGTGTTCGGCAAAGCTTTGTCGA